GGTACTCAAGGAACTCAAGGTACTCAAGGTCTAACTGGAACTGGTACTCAAGGTACTCAAGGTCTAACTGGAACTGGTACTCAAGGTACTCAAGGTCTAACTGGAACTGGTACTCAAGGTACTCAAGGTCTAACTGGAACTGGTACTCAAGGTCCTACAGGTCCTACAGGTCCTACAGGATCTACTGGACCAACAGGTCCTCCTGGTCCTACAGGTCCTACAGGATCTACTGGACCAACAGGTCCTCCTGGTCCTACAGGTCCTACAGGATCTACTGGACCAACAGGTCCTCTTGGTCCTACAGGTCCTACTGGACCTTCTGGCGCAGCATTCTTGCAAAATGATGTTTGGTTAAAAACGCCCGATAATAGAAATAGATTTTATTTTGCTTCTAACAGTAGAACTTATTTTGGATCTGCAAACGGTTATGAGTGGAGAAGTGCTGCAGATGTTAATATTGGGACAATTGATAATAGTGGAAATTTAGTTGTTGCTGGAAATATTACTGCATATTTCTCTGATATAAGACTTAAAGCATATATAACACCGATTGAGAGTGCTTTATCAAAACTTTTATCTCTAAATGGAGTTACATTTAAATCAAATAAACTTGCAGAACAATATGGTTATACAAATAAATCTGTTCAAGTTGGTGTAATTGCTCAAGAAGTTGAAAAAGTTCTCCCCCAAATTGTTGTTCCTGCTCCATTTGACATTACTGTTGATGAAAATGGCAATGAAATCTCAAAGAGTGGGGAAAACTATAAAACAGTTCATTATGAAAAATTAATTCCTCTTCTTATAGAGGCAATTAAGGAGCAAAATGAAACAATAGAATCTTTAAAAATTGAAGTTGAAAAATTGAAATCAAAATTTGAATAATAAATAAAAAACATTTGAAATATTTAACATGGAAGAGTTGATTCAGCAAATAAAGTTCTTAAATGGGAGTGAATTAAAAAAAATAAATGATTACATAGATAATCTTTCTCTCTTTCAAAATACAGTTTTTGATTCAAAAGGAAAATTTAGAGTTGATACTTCAATACGATCCAGTGTTGGATGCATATTAGATGAAAATCATGAGATAACTAAACTTATCCATGAAAAAATGAATGAATCTCTTGTATCTTATAAAAATAGACTTATTTCACATAATGATATTTTTAATTATTATCCTGTTCCTGGAGGTTATTGTACAAATTCTCATAGGGAATCTATACAAATATTAGAGTATAGTGCAAATCAAGAATATAAATTTCATCATGATGCTTCTAATGATCCAAACTCAAAAGAATATCATAGGCAAATTTCAATTGTTGCTTATTTGAATGATGAATTTGAAGGTGGTGGAACTGAATTTATTCATAAGACTTATAAACCATCGCCAGGTTATTGTTTAATTTTTCCATCTAATTGGTGTTTTCCACATTCTGGACAAAAAGTTTTAAGTGGAAAAAAAAGAGTTGCTGTTACTTGGTACTATGTTAATGATTTAAGTTGCTAAATTTTGAAAAATAACACTAAATAAAAATAAACCATTAAATGCCATTACCTTGTCCAGGTCCAGCACAAATTAGTTTATTGGATATTCAAAACGAATTTGGTGGATCAAATCCCATTAGTATTAACGAATACTATAGAAATGGCGGTTTAGTTCCTTCAAATAATACTGATGTTCCTACAAGTGGAACTATAAGTTTTGCTAATTTTTTCTGTGCTGTCAATGAATTATTATTAATTATATCTTCTACGACAACGAATTTAAATTTACAAACTGCTTTTGATAATCAATTTGGGGCAGGAACTTGGGGAAATTCGGCTCCGAAAAGAGTTGTTATTAATTCTGGAGTTATTGTAGGTGCAACAAATACTTCAAATTATGCTTTAAATATACCTTCTGGTCGTGGTGGAACTTTAAGAATTGATAATAATGGATCCATTCTAGGTGCTGGCGGAGCAGCAAATAGTGGAACTGGCGGAAATGCAATACTCGCCAATTCTACAGTGTCGATCAATAATCAAGGGACCATTTATGCTGGTGGCGGAGGAGGAGGTCAAGGTGGTACGGGTGGTACGGGCGGTCAAGGACAATTTACAACCAGAGTAAATTTAGGAATTGGAGCAGCTATAAGTCGGTTTGCTCCATGTAATTCTTCATGTACAGGTTATGGAGCTGGAGCATTCTGTGGTACATTCTGTTTTCCTGTCTTTGACGTCTTTCTTGTGGCATGTAGTTCCTGTGTTAGAGATCAAACAACAATTACTAATGGCGGTAGTGGCGGCGGTGGAGGATCTGGTGGGCGTGGACAAGGTTATGATGGTGCACTTGCTGCTGGTTCTGCTGGTTCTGCTGGTTCTGCAGGAGGAACTAATGCTGGTACTGGCGGCACAGGTGGAACTGGAGGAACTGGTGGAGATTGGGGAACATCTGGTTCAACAGGAAACACTGGGGCAACCGGTGCAAATGGAAACTATACTTCTGGTTCTGCTGGTTCTGCTGGTTCTGCAGGTGGTCTTGCAGGATTTTATATTGTGAACAATGGAAATGTGACTTGGATTGCAAACGGAACTCGTGCTGGTAGAGTAGGATAAATAGTTTCAAGTCATTTAATCATTATGAAATATACAATTACTGAAATACTTCCAGCACAAATCAAAGTCGATTTTGAAGACAATTCTTGGGCATATATTCCAATTTCTCCAGAAGCAACTCCTGAAGAAATTGATAGTGCTGTAGCAAATTATGATCCAACTTTTTTACCAGATCCACAGACATTAATTAATACTAATATTTCTGTTGGTGAAATAAGAGAATCAAAAAAAATAGAAATTGATTCATTTGAACCAAACACTTACGTTCCTCCAGATCCATTTACTGGGTTGAATATTCTTTTAGCAGATTATTTTATAGAAAAGGGAGATATTAGAGTAAAGGAAGTAATACATCAAAAATTAGAAGAATATTTGACAACCACACAATTAACTGCTGAACAATTAATTGATAGTTTAATGTATAATCCGGAAGATATTATGGCACAAGCAGAAGCAGAATTGAATGCAGAATAACCAAGAAAATCGTCAAGCAGTTGATCGTATGAAACTATGTTTACAATGTGAATACTTTTTTAAACCAACTCGTCAATGTAAAAAGTGTGGATGTTTTATGCCATTAAAGGTTAGACTTGCTAATCAAAAATGCCCTGTGGAAAAATGGTGACAGATACCCCTTGACAACCTATCCAAGACCCTCTATAATATGGGGGTAATCAAGAAAACCCCTGATGAGCACCGCACAAGAGACCGTTCAAGGTATTGTGATTGATGTCTGTAGTAAATCTTTTCTTCTTTTGAGTGATCAAGGAACCACCAAAGAAGTAAATTGTGACACCACCGAAGAGTTTATGAACGTGCTGGAAGTTGTAACCAGCAATCTAGAACCTGACCAGATTGAATACGCCGACATTGCGATTTATGAAAAAACTCACCGTTGAACAACTTCAAGCAAACTTTGACGAATACTTTGATCGTGTAGAATCTGGTGAATCTTTTATTATTACCAGTGAGCACGGAGATGTCGTTATGACTCCTGCGAATGTGATTGAAGAAGTTGATGACCTCGTGCGAATACACAGAGACCACGAAGAAGGTTGTTGATTCAAGGCAACATATAGGTCTTATAAGTTGTCTCAAGGCAACTTTTATGGGGGCATAGTTCAACGGTAGAACAGCGGTCTTATACTCCGTATTAGCGCCAGATTAGCGCGAGGTCTTGGTTCGAATCCAAGTGTCCCTATTGCTATTCGTTATTTGCGAATAGAGAATGGGCGGGTACTTTAATGGTAAAAGAGGCTCCTTATAAGGGCTCATTCGGGGTTCAATTCCCCGTCCGCCTATTTTTTAATAAAACTCATATAAATAAATAGGACTGTCCTATTATAAGTATGAGTTGTAAAAAAGAAGGATTATTTGATAAGCATCATATTGTCCCAAGATATATGGGAGGGTCTGATGAGTTTGAAAATATGATAACAATTTCAAGAACTTGTCATACTATGTTTCATTATTGTAATTGGATGTTATGGAATAATAAGGAAGATTATATTGCCTATAGGGGATTAGCATCTCAAATATCAAAAGAAGAAATAATTAAAGAAATATCGAGTATGACTGGCAAAAGGTCATATGAAAATAAAACTGGTTTGTTTGCCCTTTCTCTTGAAGAAAAGAAAAAATATTCGTCAATAGGAGGTAAAAAAGCAGGAAAATATATGTCTCAATCTATGTGGATTAATAATGGAATGCAAAATAAAAGAATATTGAAAACTGATTTATTACCAGATGGGTGGATAAAAGGTAAGGTTAAAAAGAAAGAAAGAAAAAAATATGGTAAAAGTTGGGATGAATATATAGAAACTTTTGATGAAAAAAATAAGTATAGATTAGAATATCTTAAGAATGTTGACTTGACACAAAGAGGAATAAAGACTAAAATTGCTAATGACTGGGGGGTTTCAAGAACCCAAGTTAATAGGTTTATTACAAAACACTATTTGCCCAGCAGCACTTGACCACTACAACTCTTTGAGCTCTTTGAGTTATAATGGTCTCATACACGGGGCGGTGACGTAACTGGTAGCCGTATCAGACTTAAAATCTGCTGGGAGTATTCCCGTGGGGGTTCGATTCCCCCTCGCCCTATAAAATAAATATAAGATATGGGAAATCCCAATGTCTTATAAGATTACGCAAGCATATTGTTGGTATAACGAAGGCAGTATGATTGTGAAGATGTATTTCATTAATGAAGTTCCTTTTACTTTCGATGAACTTCCTGATGGTCATCTATACGATAAGGACTTAATTGAACTTGCAGATAAGCAATTAAGATTTGAACCAGAGGACTTATATCTCAATTCATTTTACTTAATCGACGAAGAGGCACACCCTTGTTTTTTTGATGTGGAGATAGAAAATCCTCAAGATTTGCCAGAAGATCTTCAATATGAGTTAGATGAGGAGGATTTCACCAACTAAATAAAAGATAGCAATATCTTAAGAAGTTATAATCCGATGCCACTGAACAAATTATCGAATTTCATTAAGAATACTGACGGTCGCACACTATATGTCAATCCAAATGATTTAGACGCTACTGATTCAATTACGAACACTGGCAACTCTCTTGCTCAACCATTCAAAACAATTCAGAGAGCACTGCTAGAAGCAGCAAGATTTTCTTTCGTGAATGGTAAGGATAATGATTTAGTAGAAAAGACAACGATTTTGGTTTGGCCTGGTGAGCACCTAATTGATAACCGCCCAGGATTTGCAATTTATGATAATGGCGGAACTGCTTTTACTGTACCTCCAACTGGTGGTATTGGGTCTCCAGCACAGGGAATTTTATCTTTAGAATTAGATTCAAATTTTGACCTAACGCAAGAAGACAACATTCTCTATAAGTTTAATAGTGTCAATGGTGGTGTTGTAGTACCTAGAGGCACTTCAATTGTTGGTCTCGACTTAAGAAAAACAAAATTGAGACCAAAGTATGTTCCTAATCCAACTGATGACTTAGTTGGAAAGTCTGCAATTTTTAGAGTTACTGGAGCCTGTTACTTCTGGCAATTTTCTTTCTTTGATGGTGATGAGTCGGGACTGGTTTATACTCACCCAGCATTCTTTACAAGTAACTACCTATCGACACCAAGATTCTCACACCACAAACTCACTTGTTTTGAGTATGCTGATGGTGTGAATGAAGTCGGCACTTATGGTCTGACTGACCTTGATATGTATTATAGCAAACTATCAAATGCTTTTAATTCATATCGCCCAATTCCAACGACCGCAAAGTTTCCTGCGAGCACTGAAGACTTTGCGAAAAGAAATTCGGAATGGGAAATTGTTGGAGCATTTGCTTCAGACCCAATTGACATTTCTACGATTATTTCTGGAAATGGATCTACTGCAAGCACTCAAATTACTGTAACTACAACAGAGGCACATAATCTAAATGTAGGAACTCCAATCAAAATTAAAGGTGTTTCTGCCCCTGAGTATAACATTTCTACGATTGTACAATCGGTCATTAGTGACACCCAATTTACATATTTACTTGAAACTTTCCCGATTACTCTTCCTGCTAGTCCAAGTGCTTCAGGAGCAACCGTAACTGTAGAAACTGATACAGTTTCAGGTGCTTCTCCTTACATCTTCAATATCTCCTTACGTTCAGTATGGGGTATGAATGGAATGCTTGCCGATGGTGTCAAAGCATCAGGATTCCGTTCAATGGTTGTCGCACAGTTTACTGCTGTTTCTCTACAAAAAGACGATCGTGCTTTTGTCAAATATGATAAGGAAACTAGAACTTATAATGGAGTCATTTATACTCCAGTTTATGGCGGAGATTTACCCACTGGTGCGTCGCAAACAGATACAACTAAAGTTTATCACTTAGATCCTGATGCCATCTATCGTCATGGATGGGAAACAAGTCATATTAAAGTCACGAATGATTCGTTCATTCAGGTTGTTTCGGTTTTCGCAATTGGATTTAATAAGCACTTTGATCTTGAGTCTGGTGGAGATGCTTCAATCACTAACTCCAACTCTAACTTTGGTCAAATCTCACTGAACTCTGATGGATACAAGACATCAGCATTTGCAAAAGATAATAATGCATTTATTACTTCAATTATTACTCCAAGAGATGTTAATCCAACAGAAGAAGATATTGAATGGTTGTCAATTGATGTTGGTCTCACCACTTCTGTTGGTATTACAACTCACTTGTATCTCTTTGGTCTGAATGCTTCAGATAGTATTCCTGTAAGTGTCACACAAGGATATAGAATTGGGGCAAGAGTAGACGACAAACTATATCTCTCAATTGGATCTACAGAATATTCTGCAAACATTTATATGCAAGATGGAGTTACAAGCTCCTTTAAGTCTTATAATGTAACCAATGTAGCATCTTCAATCCTAACTCTTGGAACTCATACACTTCAAACAGGTGAAAAGATTATTATCAATAGTGAAACTGGTGATCTTCCAGAAAACGTAACTCCTCATATCATTTATTATGCAATCGTTGTTAATTCCACTCAGATTAAATTAGCAACATCATTTACAAACGCTCTGAACAATGAAGCATTAACTCTTTTCGGCGGTACTCAACTTAGAGTTTATAGTCGAGTTTCCGATAAATCATCTGGAGACATTGGGTCACCAATTCAATTTGATTCCATTGCAGGTAATTGGTATATTAATGTAAATACCGCAAACCAAATTTATAATCAACTTAACACTTTGGGTGTAGAAGAATTAGGAGAAACAACAGATCTAACCTATGTCAAAAGAGTTGTTGATGATAGAAGTTTAGACGAAAGAGTTTACAAAATCAGAGCGGTAATTCCAAAAGAATTAACGGCAGCAAAAGATCCTCAAGAGGGATTTATCATTCAAAATTCTAGTTCTACTGGTGCAAGACCAAATGATTTTGTTAGAACTAGCATTGCAAGCACTGATTATGATTATAATAAAAATCCAAGATTTATTACTACTTGTTCAACAACTTCTGGAACAGTTACAGTTTTATCAGAACTTCCACACGACTTAAACATTGGTGATGTTGTTGTTGTCAAAAATGTAACTGATAGCAATAATCTAACCGGTACAGATAATCGTGGATATAATGGAAGATTCCGTGTTGCTTCTGTTGTAGATGATATGTCATTTACATACTCTACAACTGACTTGAGTGGTAGAGTTCACACTCCCGGAGCAACAAGCACAAATAATATTGATTTAAGAATTACAGATAATCAGGTTAGAGACCTACCACGATTTGAAAGAAATGATCTTCAACAGAATCTTTACATTTATAGGAACGAAGTCATTTCACCATATGTTGAAGGTCAGCAAGATGGAATTTATCACTTATATGTTCTAAACGCAAGTAATGGAATTCCAGAAGAATTCGTTAATCTTGAGTATTCTCAAAGTCCTGTAGATCTTTATCCACAGTTAGATAGAGATAATATTGATTCTAATCCTCCAGCAGCAAAAACATTTGCTCTTCGTGCTCCAATTGGCGACACAAATACAAGTGACCTGAAGAAGAGTATCACTAGAGAAACGATTGATAAATTCACTACATCTCTAGGAATTGGTCAATCAATTACTGCAACTTCTACAACACCAACCAGTTCAACACTTACTTTTGGTAGAAGACACGGACTCGGTGCAATTGCTCTTGGCGCCATTACTGCTGGAGCATCTTATACTGATGGAACTTATTATGATGTTAAACTTTTAAACAGTAATGCAGATCCACTTGTTGGAACTTGGAAAGGAGCAAATGCAAAAGTTGTTGTCTCTGGTGGAGCAGTAACTTCTGTTGAGATTATTTCGGCAGGATCCGGATATACAAACGGAGAAGCACTATTTTTTGATAATACTAGAATTGGATCTGGTAATGGCAATGCGAGATACACTCTATCAACTGCTGGCATCTCCACAAGTGTTGGGGATGTTGTTCAAATTACAGGTATTGGTACAACCTCAGATTCTTATCATCGAATCAGTGCAGTTAGTTCCGCAACTCAAATTTCTATTGCTAAAACTGCCGGAGATCCTAATCCTGTCATTGGTCAATATGTAGTGGTTGTTGGGCCATCTGCAAGAATTATTACAACAAGTTACAGTTCTGCAACTGGAATCGGAACATTCACAACAGCAACTCCTCACGGATTACTTGCAGGTAATAAATTTAGAATCATTGACTCCTCCAATAATAATGTTGGAGATTACATTGTAAAAGAAAGAGTTGGCATCACAACATTTACAGCAACAACAAATAAATCTTTGAGTGTTGTAAATGGTTTTGTATTAAAGCACGGTCTTTCTGCCAATGACGCAATTTCTGATATTAGAGAAGAGAACTTTGGTGTGCGTCAAACTGCTTTCTATGGAAAAGAAATTGTAAGATTGTCATCGGCAATTTCCGATGATTCGGCAGCAACGATACTTCAGATTTCATCAATTACAACAGGTATTGGAACTGGAGCAAGATTCCCAATGGGATCTTACATTCAAGTTGACAGTGAGGTAATGAGAATTACTTCTTCAAGTAATAATTCTCAGTTTACAGTTCTTCGTGGTGCTCTTGGAACACGTAAAGAAACTCACGACGCTGGATCTCTGATTCGTAAAATTAATCCACTTCCTGTTGAGTTCCGCAGACCATCAATTCTTCGTGCTTCTGGTCATACTTTTGAATATCTTGGATACGGTCCTGGAAACTATTCCACAGGTTTACCTCAAGTCCAGTTAAAATCACTCACAGAAAGAGAAGACTTCCTTGTACAATCTCAAGAAAGATCTGGTGGTATTGTTGTTTACACTGGTATGAATAACAGTGGTGACTTTTTTAGTGGAAACACCAAAACTTCATCATCTTCAGGTGAAGTTACTTCATATGATATTCCAACTCCTACTGTTACTGGTGAAGACCCTTCCAAATCTAGTGTAGTTTATGATGAAGTCACTGTTAAAGAAAGACTTCTTGTTGAAGGTGGCGATTCTGGCACGATTCTTTCACAGTTTGATGGTCCAGTTACATTCAACAAACAAATTAGAGCAAAAGATGCTGTAACATTCAGTGGGCAAGTCAGAATTACCAACACTACATCTTCAGATTCTGTCGGAAAAGGTGCTCTAACTGTTAGAGGTGGAGTTGGTATCGGAGAAAACTTAAATGTTGGTGGAAACTCCAATTATACTGGAACAGTTTCAATCACAAATTCAACTCAGTCTACATCAACAACTAACGGTGCATTTACAGTTGCTGGTGGAGTTGGAATTGTAAAGAATCTGAACGTCGGTGGAACATTATCAGTTACTGGAGTCTCAACATTCACTGGTCTTCTTGATGCAAATGGTGGAGCAACTATCGACAACATCAGAATTGGTGTTGCTGGTGATAATGAGATTGATACATCTACAGGAAATCTAACGATTGACTCTGCAGGTGGTACAACAACTCTTGATGATAATGTAAGCATTACAGGAACTGCAACTGTTACAGGTCTTCTCGACGCTAATGGTGGTGCTTCAATTGATAATATTCAAATTGGTATTACTGGTGATAATGAAATCGATACGTCTACAGGAAATCTAACGATTGACTCCGCAGGTGGAACTACAACTCTTGATGATAATGTCAGTGTAACAGGTACACTTTCAGTTAGTAGCACTTTAAGTGTCAATGGCAATTCAACTCTTGGTAATGATAGTGGAGACATTACAACTGTAAATGGTGAACTTAGAGTCACTGGAGACATCACTGCATTCTATACTTCTGACCAAAGACTTAAGGATAATATTACTCCAATTGAAAATCCACTTGCAAAAGTTCTTTCAATCAGTGGCAATACTTATACTTGGAATGAAGAATCTGGTAAGGAAGGTAATGATGTTGGTGTAGTTGCTCAAGAAATTTTAGAAGTTCTTCCTGAAGCAGTTACAACTAGAGATAATGGATACCTTGCCGTTGAGTATCATAAGATTGTTCCACTACTTGTTGAGGCAATTAAGGAACTTTCTGCAAAGGTTGAATCTCTTGAGCAAAAACTCCAAGATAAATAACTAAAAAACGTATAAGATGGCAAATTATAAAAAGTCATTTAATTTTAGAAATGGCGTTCAAGTTGATGAAGATAATTTTGTCGTAAATGCAAATGGTTTGGTTGGAATCGGAACAACGATTCCTGAAGGTTATCTTTTAAATGTATATGGTGATACAAGAGTTACTGGAGTTGTAACTGCAAGTCAATTAAATGTTGGAGTTGCAACGGTTGGTTTTCTTACAGCAACTGGAGCGTCAGTTTCTGGAGTAGTGACTGCAGCGTCTTTCTCTGGAAGTGCTGCGGGACTAACAGGAATTTTTGCCATTGCTGTTGATGGATGGCACGTTTCCGCTGGAAATATTTCTACAGTATCTAATGTTGGTGTGGGAACTACTCTTCCAACAGGAACTTTTCAAGTTGGTGTTGGTGTAACCATCAATAGTGATGGAAATGCAACATATACTGGAATCATAACTGCCGCTGGATTTGCCGGTGTTGGAACTGTATCTGCAGCAACTTTTGTTGGGTCTGGTGCAAGTATTACAACAATTAATGCAGACAATATCTCATCAGGAACATTATCTAATAGTAGACTTCCATCAAATATCAGTGTTACTGGAGTTGTAACTGCTTCTAGTTTTGTTGGAATTGGGTCTGATTTAACATTACTTAATGCAAGTAATGTTTCATTAGGAACTCTTTCCAATAGTAGATTGCCATCAAATATTAATGTTGCTGGAATCGTAACTGCTTCGAGTTTTGTTGGTTCTGGAATTGGACTTACACAACTTAATGCAAGTAATGTAGAATCTGGAACTCTTTCTAATAGTAGATTACCATCAGACATTAATGTTTCCGGTATTGTAACTGCAACTGGTGGACTTGTAGGAAATTTGTCGGGAACTGCTACAACTGCAACTTCTCTGACCGGAACTCCAAATATTCTTGTTGGAATTACTACAATCACAAGTTCCTTAAATGTTGCAACGTTTGTTGGAATTGGTACACAAATCCCAACATCAGAAGTGCAAATTATAAAAAATAGTGACTCTTTAGTAGAAATTGTTTCCAGAACAAATCAAGCAAGAATTAGTATTGGACAATCTGTTGGTGTTGGTAGAAGCACAGCAGTTATTAGATTTGGAAACGCTAATAAAACTCTGGATATTTTAAATAATGATACTGGAAACATAAATCTTTATCTTCATGCTGGTCCTTCAGGAATTGAAACAGGAAGATTTGATTGGATTTATGGACAAAATAATACCGAAATAATGTCTTTGACATATAATGGTAAGTTGGGGTTGGGTAGAACAAATCCTGACAATACTTTAGATGTTGTTGGAACTTCTACAGTCACTGGAAATGCTTTTTTTGGACAAAATGCAGAGATTCTTGGCACTCTTACAATTGGATCTGGGTCCAACAGAGCAGTCATAGGTGGTTCTGGTGGTGTTTTTTCAAATATTAATTTAAATAATACTTCAGGTATCACAACACTTTCTCAATTAAACGTTGTTGGAATTTCATCCGTTGGTATTGGAACTGCATTCCCAACGGTCGGTTTGGATGCAAGGGGACAACTCGGACTCTTTAATCAAATTGGAATTTCAACAACAAATCGTAATTTTAATCCAAAATTATTTGTACAAGGAAATGTTGCAGTTACTGACAAAGTTGGTATCGGAACCACAACACCGCTTGGGCAAATAAATGATCCCCAAAATGGATCTTTAGATTCTGGTGCCTTACAAATTTTTGGACAAACAAACATATATGATAATAATTTAATTGTTCGTGGTGTTGGTCGTGTTGGAATTAATTCTGACATACCAATCGGACCAATTGACTTACGCTTTGCAAATCTTACTGCCTCATTAAGAGGTGTGTTCTATCCCCCAGTGCTAACAACAGCACAAAGAAATACAATCACTCCATCAGCTGTTGCCGCTGGTGCGATCATTTATAATTCAAGCACGAACAAGCATCAAGGTTACGATGGAACATCATGGAATGATTTTTATTAATCATTAGGACACTTCTCAAACCGTCCACCTGGTCGCACCAAGGGCGGTTTTCTGCTATAATAGTTTCATACGCAATGAGACCTGTGTTTGAACTTCGTCCCCACCAGCAGCGTGGTCTTGATGCTATGGAGCAGCATCAACTGGGTCAACTGATTATGCCGACTGGTGCGGGCAAGACCCCCACGATGATCTTTGATTCCATCCGTCAGTTTCTGAAAGATATTCCCCAGACTATTGTAGTGTGCTGCCCGCGCATTCTGCTGGCAGAGCAGTTGTCTAGTGAGTTTCTTGAGTTTATCACTAATGCTCGTGTAATGCACGTCCACAGTGGTGAAACTCATCATTTCAGCAGCACTCGCCCTAACGTGATTCGCACTTGGGTAGAGGCAACTCAAGGTCACAAACTGATCTTCACTACTTATAACTCTCTGCAGCGTCTTCAGCAGGCAGATATTCATGTTGATACCATTTACTTTGATGAGGCACACAACTCTGTCCAGCGTAATTTCTTCTCTGCCACCGAGCACTTTGCTTCTGCTGCTGACCGCTGCTACTTCTTTACTGCGACTCCAAAGCATTCTGCTACGATTTCCAAACCTGGTATGAATGATGCTGCTGTCTACGGCAACGTGATCTGCAACGTTCCTGCCCCCGAACTGGTGGATCAAGGATACATCTTGCCCCCTAAAGTTGTTGTGAAGCAACTTGAGATGGTTCAGGATAAGCAGATGATTGCTGACCGTGACTCTGCCAACCTGCTGGAGACTATTGATGACAATGGTCTGGATAAGATCCTGATCTGTGCTCGTTCTACTAAACAGATCATCAACCTTGTTTCACAGTCTGACTTCTGCTCTGATCTCAAAGAGCGTGGTTATTCTTGGATGTATATCACGTCCAAGACTGGTGCCGTGATTGATGGGCAGAAAGTCAACCGTGAGGTGTTCTTTGACACTCTCAATGCCTGGGGTCGTGATGCTGACAAGAAGTTTGTGGTTCTTCATCACAGCATTCTGTCCGAGGGCATCAACGTTCAGGGTCTGGAGGCAGTTCTGTTCATGCGGAACATGGACTACATTGGAATCAGTCAGTCTATCGGGCGTGTGATCCGCCTGGGAGGCGCCCAGAAGACCTTTGGACTGGTCTGTGTGCCTGTCTATGATAAGGTGGGCATCAGCACCGCCAAGAGCGTTCAGGCGGTCGTAGACACTGTGTTTCGTCAGGGTCAACCTGCCATCAGTATCGTGCGGAGGTGACATGTTCATCATCAATCAAGAAGTGATGTACATTCATATCCCAAAGACATCGGGAACGAATCTACGTCATGTATTTTTTAACTCCTCTCATGATATTATAGATTATGATGAAGTTGGTAAAATTAAAAAATTAAGCACTCCAGCTAAAGATCTCTTTTGGAATGGGAGAGATATTCAGGATATTTTAGAGCATCCTTTTTTATACCTCTCTGAAATTGATTATCTAACAACAAATCACTCTCCTCTTTGGGTATGGCAAAAGACTAAAGATTGGGATGGTCACAAGATCATAACGATTGTTCGTAATCCTTACACAAGAGCAGTTTCCATGTACAAACAAGTTTTAAGATTGTTTGGTGTCGTTGTCAATCAAGAGATGAGTTTTGATGAATTCTTATCCAATTCAACGATTCAATCCATTATTGAACGATTTCCCCATGGTCACAAGTCTCAACAGGTAGATTATCTAAAAGATACTGATGGAAATATCAAAGTTGATCGGTTCTATAAATTAGAAACAGAGTTGGATATATTTGCCCAAGAATATAATTTGAAAGATATTCATACTCAAAAGTATAACAGTGGAAACTATTCAAAGAACTATTCGGAAATTTATAATGATTTTTTGATTGATTGGGTCAAAGAAACCTATGCTGATGATTTTAAATTTTTTGAATATGATACAGAACCTTTTTGGATGTGACAGTTTATAAACTGTCACAAGCACATCAAACCACCGCTCACTCATGCTATAATACTATAGTTCCAAAGGAAAACACTCATGCGTTGCAAAGTTCAACTCTATGTTGCTGGTAAAGTCTTCTATGAAGAAGTTCAAGCACGGGACTATGATGATGCTAAGCGCACTGCTCTTGCCCGCAATCCTAGTGCAAAAATCATTTCTGTGACTGCTGTATTTTGATGAATATTCCGAATGAGGGTCTCCTGAATCCCATACCAGGAGACCCTTCTGGGTATGTGACAAAAGATGGAATGTGGGCAGCAGTTCCTTTTGGAAAAAAGTTCATTATCATTCATAATGGGCAACAAGTTCATACTGCCAACAACTACAAGACTGCAAGGTCTTATATTGCGAAAGCAGTTAAAGGTCAATCTGTCTCAAGTTTGGATCAATTTCTATGAAAACTCTACTCGCTTCGACAGTTATTCTTTTTTCTCCAGCAGCATTTGCTCAAGAGGTTTATCCAATTAATGTGAATAAACTTTGTGCTGCTATTGTCGGCATTCCTTACGCTTCAGATAACTTTTCTGATGCACAATGGCAAAAGTTTAAAGTCTGTGTGAAAAATGTCAAAAAATATCAAGATTAAATAATATACTATCTTAAAAATGAATATGTCTTATTACATATGGTTTATTATATTTGCAGTGGTGGCATACTTTATCGTAACTGATAGTAGCGTTGCTGCTGCTTTTGACTATGTAATAAGACTTTTAACATTTGAATATCAGAAGCGTAAATGGTGGTTGCTGAATAATCCTAGAAATCCGATTGTGAAATATATGATTTGGAGACGCTCATACAAACTTGCCAAACAAATTGAAAATGAAATCCAAATGGAACGTCAATCCAGAATGTCCGACAACAATAGCGAGATTGTTGAGTGAATTAGAAGGAGTATCATATATTCTTGACTGTCTTGAAGATGAAGAAGCATCTGAGTATATTTCTAAATTAAAGAAAAAGTATTATAAAGAATATTTTAGTGGAAATAAATAACCATATATGGAGATTATAAATGCTTTCTACACAATATAGATTGAAACTTGAAGGTATTTGTGAAAAGATTGCGAAACAAGAAGAAGTATCTCTAGAGGATATGATTTGGGCAGAGAAACTTGGAAATGTAAATCCAACAGCAGCAAAGTTTCTTCGTCAGGCAAGAAGAAAGGCAGAGAATCCGAATATGCAAGAAGGTGATATGGATGACTTTCTCAATCAGTTGGATATTGGTGGTTTAGGTCACGAAGGAAAAGGAGTCAGAGGTTTTGATTCTCCTGATGAAATCGCAGAATGGTTTGGTAGGGAGAATGATACTGATGAATGGAGGCGTAGAGACTGATGAAGTCATTTCAAGAATTTCTTTTTGAAGAAGAAAAGTCATCTAAAGCAACAGCAGAATATCAGAACGAACCAAAGGGCAATGAGAAGTGCTCTAATTGTAATATGTGGAGACCTCCCAATGCTTGTACTGCGGTAAAAGGTAAGATTGCTGCTGATGGTTGGTGTAAGTGGCATCAATATAATAGAAAGAACAAATAACTCTTGACAATTCCTGTCAGGGGTCTTATAGTATATAAGTATCCAGTTTTGAGTATGTCAGAGAGAACACAAGAGTTTATGAACGCTGTATGGGAAGCACGAAACGCTGGTGCTGATACAGAGGAAAAACTGGTTGCGGCAATTTTGAAAACTGCTGCTGAAACTGTGAGATTCTATCAGGCACAAAATGACTTGATTGTGCTTGATAAACAAGATATGTTACAACTCGCACAAGAACTTGAAGAATGAAGGAACTTCCCGATAAAAGAGAACTTGATATAATGTGGACGGTCGCTACGTCGTCCAGTATTGAAACTGGCACAAGACCCCACTACGGGTTCGCCCAGATGTTGTATGATTACCTTGTAGACAAAAAACCCCGCGTAGGACTTGGTGATGGGAATCTTTTACACTAAACTCCCCAACTGTGATGTTGTTCGCAGCAAGATTGATGTCTTTGAACTCTATGATGAACCAGAAGAAAAAACTTATCGTGTAGAACTTACGGTAGATAATGAAGGTGTCTTCATTACTTCTGTTAGTGGTGGTGCTCGTGAAGATATGAGCATTGGTCACAAAGATGTTGCGATTGCCGTTGCCCGTGCTATTCTGGAGGCATACGGAGAAGTCTGATGACACTCAAAGAAAAGAAAGCACTTCTTAAAAAACTTGAGAATGCCTACAATACCTGTTTTGATTGTGGTAAAAAGTATGGTGTGTATTCTGTAGGTTGTTCTTCTGTTTATGAATCAACCTGTAATGTGTGTGGTGAAACCAAACCCATTACAGAAACTCGTGACTTTGCTTATTTTATTACTGGTATTCGCAAACTGAAACTGGAGATTGAAAATGAGAAGAGTAACCGTAAGACCCAAAAGCAGCAAGGCAAAGAATCGTCTTGCTAATATGATGGATAACAATGCCATATGTATTGTAGAGCAAGACAAAGGTGATGGTATGCTGTTTCTCGCATCAGAGAACCAGAAATACTTCTTCTGGGTGAATGTAAGCAACGATTGTCATTGGGAAACTGAGTGGGAGGTCTTATGAACTACCTTTGTTTTGTTGATGGTCTGCTAGAATACGCTAGTACTGACCCTTCTTCTTTTGCACACTACCAGTTAGTGTATGCCGAAGAACATCGTGATGCTGATGTCCAGTATCTTACTCTGACTGATGAAGAGTATGATGAAATGTTCCCTTATGATGATGAGGAAGAAGAATGAAACCCAAGTTTTATGTTATTTTAGAGCAGGCAATTGAGGAAGGTGTCCGTCAAGGATGGCATCGGGCACATAAACACGTAGAAAATCCCACTGAGGGTGCTGTCATTGAGCATATTGAAGATGCTGTGATGTCTGCCATTCACGAATACTTTACTTTTGATGAGGACGAATACCGATGAGTTTTTCTAAAACTATTTCCATTGTCGCCGCACTCGCAAGTATTTTTGGTGCTGGTGCTGCTGGATGGAAATTGGCACAAGATGACAATCAACAACCAAAGATTTATGAAGAACGCATTCAACAACTTGAAGAGCAACTGAAACAACAATCAACTCAAACTACAGTTCCACAACCAGTTATACTTCCACCTACACAATCTCAAGTTCAACAAGTACCGCAAGCATCTCAACTTCCTCCTCCACCTCCTCCTGTGCCACCTGAACAAGTGTCCCAGAGCACCCCATAGGTGCTTTTTTTGTAGTATAATACTCTCATACACAACAAACCGATGACTATTCTCAATCTCACTGACCGTCAAGTCACTATAATTTCCATTGCCATTACCAATCTCTATGATGAGATTGCTAAATCTGGTGAAGGTAGTTTGATGAGAGATGATATTATGGAACTCTCCAAATATATTCAACAACAATATCAGGAGGCACAACAATGAGCGGCGGACATTTTGGTGACTACGATTACTACAAGGTATCACAGTTTGCTGATGAACTGGAAGTAGAGATTGACAATAATGGTAAAGTAGATGAATATGGATATAAGCGTGAGTTTGATCCTGATATGATTGATTACCTGGAAGCGCAGATACCCAAACTGCGTAAGATGGCAGAGATTATGAGGCAC